AGTTTGGGCGGTTTAAGCCCTTTGACGATTGCGTAGCTTTCGCGGAAGATCTGTTCCTGGTGATAAATCATCATCTCCAGGAGACGGCAAAAGCCGTAGGTCAAGAACGAAGTGTTCTTACGCAGAGCAGTAGCCTGCGCACGTCCCATCAAGCTCTTGATCTCAGTCGCAGTGGCACCTGCAGAAACTGAAATCTCATCCACGCCGCCAAGTGCTGTGCGGATTTCTTCCCGCAGCAACAAGGCGTAGCGGTTCATGTCCCCGTTGACCGGATCGGGAGTCAGGTAACTGACGCGATCACTTGCTTCAACGTTGGCAATGATCCGAGGGACACGAAGGCCCCCGATCATCGAGTCAGAACCGAACGGATTGCTTACGCGAGTCGAAGGAGTATCGCGACCAGCAAAGCCAGATTGGCTACTAATAGTGGGTCGGAAAGTACGATCCGCAGAATCTGCTTCGACAAGGTCACTTCGAGGCCTCGAACTCACCAGTGTTGGGTTGCCGAAGAACTCGATGTTCTTGGCGATGTTCTGCATCATGTTGTCGTGCAGAACAATTTGCTCCATGAAGGGGTCGAACTCCCCTTCACCTTCAGTCCCGCTGGCGTTGGGCTTGTTTAAAACCTCAACAGCGGGAATGAAACCTAAGGTGTTATCCCGTGTGCTCTTAGGCATCAGGACAGCACCGGGTTCCAGGTCGAAACTCAGCTCTGTATCCGACTCGTACTCAGCAATCTTGTCGTCCGTAATTGAGATACGGACATAACGCTTATTCTTGCCGCCGTCTCCAGGGCTCATGCCAAGGCCGCCACGGACCTTGAAGCTATAGATGATTACGACTTCCTGGATATTCCCGTTGATATCGTGATAGACCCGGTACTGGTTTTTATTGAAGAAGTAAATCTGGTACTTCATTTTCGGATCGGGCCGAAAATAGAAGAGACCGCATCCGTCGATTAAGCAGTTGCGGATGATCGCTGGGAAGCGAACCTCCAGCTTATTAATCGCAACAATATCGGTAAGGAATTTGTTTCTAGCTTTATAGGTATCTTGGTCCGAGTAAAAAGCCAGACCCTTTTTGATCATCAGCAGAATCATCTGCTGAAGATGGCCTAACACCACCAGCGTGGCAGCCTGATGCGATCGATCTTGAGACCTTGCAGCCTCTAGGATCTCCTCGAACCGGTTTCGTACGCCGAGTGCATCTGCCATTTTCTGGGGGTTCTGTACTTAGAAATCAAAGCTCCCCGAAGGGAGCTCTCGATCACTTTTTAGCTTTAGCCTTACGAGCCTTACGCAGGGCTTCCATGCGCTTAGCTTTTGTCTCTTTGTCGCTCATGCCCTTGGTGTCCTCGCCTTTGGCTTCGGTTTCAGCGTTTTTCTTCTGAAACTTTTCCAGAAGCTCGGGAGGCATTTTATTACTCGCCATCGGGCAACAGGAAGCGTTTTACTCTCTCAAGTTTAAACAATTTTTCTGGGAGTAACTCATGCGAGTACTTCTTCAATCGGTGGTCCACGCGTCCTAAGGGATCCGTGGCGCCTTCCTTAGCTTCGTAGTTATCCATAAACTGCATCATCTCCTCGCTGAACAGAGGAGCAGCTGCGCTAGGAATAATGTCGTAGCAGTGAGCGAAGCTGCTGACCTTGGTCTTGATTCTCTTGGAATCACCCATCCAGCTGAAGTGCCAACCGGCATCGAGGTTGCCAATTTTCAGACCACCGGAAGTAGCCCGGATCTGGGAAAGAGTTGAATCATCCCGGACGTGGGATGAACGAACGAGAGTACCCGCGACCCACTCCATGGGTTTGTCCTCAGCGTTATGGCACTGAAGGTCAGCTCGGTTCATTAAAAAGGGCATCGAGAGCCGGACGTACTCAGTCGGGTTCTCGTCAGAAAGTTTTGCTGCTTCGAGCAGAGAGGAGGGACGTGCGATCTCATCGCAGTCACTAACAAAGAAAATGTGATCACCCTCGATCATCCGCATGGCCACGGCGAGTGCGTCTCGCTGGGCACGCTCACGAATCCAAGGATCAGGAGCGTCCTCTGGAGAAGGTAGTTCGACGTGCAGAACTTGGATCTTTTCCTCAGGGAGGCCGAGTTCCTGGATTGTTTTTACAGCACTGAATTCTTTTAGCTCGCCTTTGTGCGTGCGATCTGCGTCAGCGACCAGGAACAGATCTACAGTATCTTTAAGTGTTTCTACGCGTAGCTCGAGAAGCTCCTTCTCGTTGAAATAAGTGAAGCAGTCGATCAGCATAACGACAGTTCGAATGTCGCTATATTACTACGTCCTCCGGGACAATACCTCCGTCCAGGTAAACCGTAAGGGGAGGTTCAGATTGCCGAGCCTCACGTTCAAGCTTCGCTGCTAACGCCTTCTGAATAAGGTCTTCTTTGACCATTTCGGCGATAAGGTCTTCCTGATTCATACGATGGGTCGGTTGAGCTTTGCCAAAGCACGTCTGATCAAAAAGTTTTTAAGCGTATCGACGTAACCTTCACCGACTTCCGTGGTAGGACGATCACCTGCTGTCCCTTTACGCACAGACTTGATAATCGTATCTGGGTCAACCCCGACAAGAACTTTCTCTCGGTACGACGTACCGGGATCTAAGTACCTCTTAAGGGCAGATGAAATATCGGAAGAAGCCATAACCCTTAAGCAATAAACCTATTTTAAGTACTACTTGGACTTATTCCGCACATAGGCGGAAGCTTTGCGCCTTGCTTCTCTGGCTTTTTCGGTATTAGGGACCTGAGTATTTACAGGTTTGTTCCCTGCCGTGGCGCGCTTTTTCTTTTCGTCGGTAGCACGACGCTCTTCAGCGGACATCGATGCCCACGCTCTCTTGGGGAGGTAGCGCTCTGTGCGTCCTTTTTCGCGAGCTCTATCAGCCATTTTTCTTTTTCTCGTACTCCTCGCGAGTCTGCCAATCCTCCTTACCCCAGCGAGTCAATTTGTTACTGCTGGATTTTTTGCCTTCGTACCTACCACCTGCTTCCTTGTAGTACTTGGTGGCGAGCTGCATGGCACGAGCGCTATGCCCTCCCATTTTTTTACGGGCTTTAGCTTTAGCAGCTGCCCATTTCTTTGGGTCGCGCTTTTTGGCTGTTCCCTCTTCTCTAGCCACGGCTCTCCTTAAACTTGCGAACTTTGGCCAGTGTTTCGGCTAGCCGAGCCTGCTTCTCGGTTCGAGCTTGGTAATCCTCAGGATTCTGAGTCACTTCGCGAGCGAACTCGGCTGTGGATTCTCCGTGCTCACGGGCTTTTTCACTAAAAGCACCGGGACGCTCGACTGCTCTTTCAATCCACTTTTTCATCGGACTCCTTAGTAGAGCACCACAGAGCTGACGGTGGAAACACCGCTAATTGCGGTCACTGCCAGAGGCAGGATCTCAGGGCTGTTAGCGGAAACGAAGCCCGACAGAGTAACGAAATTGCCGGTTTGGTCAGCAAGCTGAGCAACAAGCTGTTGGTTGTCGCCAGTAGCGTTGATGTAAATAGCACGTCCATTAGGACACACTGCGTCACTACCAGCAGCGACAGCAAGACCGCTGACGTAGGGGAGAAACGCAGACTGTCCGTAGATACTGCCTAGCGCTCGTACGTCAGACATCGTTATTCAAGGCTCTGAATAAGTTTAGCAAGATATTCCTGCGCCTTCCTTAAATCCTCCACGCCGTTCTTATCCTTCCAACGCCATAAATATTTCCAGATGTTCCCCATCAAGAAGCCTTTGTAGCCCTCTGATCCGCATGAAGCCTGAATTAGCTCATAGCATTCCAAGCCGTTTTTGTTGTAGTAAGTCGGTCTGACCGCGTCAGTCACAGGGGTTGTACCAGTAAACGATGCCGTTTTGGGATTCTATATGCCTTCTCAGGCGATCAGCATCTGCTCTCGGGAGAGTCTCACATTTGCGGAAACCGTCGATGACGAAGCAAATATTGACGCGATTTGCGCCTCGACTAACCACTTGTAGCTAAGTGAAAAATCTCACTGCAGTCTAAGAGCCCCAAACCCCCTTGAGCGAATGCCAAAGAGTACTTATTGCCAAAGTGTTCAATAAGAGCATAATCAAGCACTTCAAACTTATCCTTCACCTTACGTAAAGGAACGCATCTTCTATGTTGATACCCCGTGGGTACGGATTCAAATGCGGTCCCCATTGAACTTCGATCAGCGATAGGCCAACCACGGGGGGCGACGACTGCTGAACTCATATTGTGATCGAAGCTCATCGACCGGATGTACTGGTTTGCTTCAGCCCAATCCAGAATCATTGCCCCGTAATACGGGTTGGAGCACTGGGAGAAAAAGTGAATCTCGTGGTCGACGATTAAGTGGACGGGTACAGGGAAATCGATATCGCCCCAAATTTTCCTAGTCGCCCCGCCAAGTGGATGTTTCTCCTGGTTATCGAACGGAATTCGCCGCTGCTCAAAGTTTTCGAAACGAACGAAGCCCGGCACCAAGCCCACACGGGATAAAACGGGGCGCCACTTTCTGTAGTAGTTCCAGTGGTGCTCCTTGATTCCCATATCATCTTCTTGATAAATAAAATAATCATATTCTCTGCTTAACACTGCAGAAGCTAAATCGTTTTTATGCGCCCAGGTCAAATACCATCCTTCGTAGGCAGGGTCAGCGACCTTGACGTTTACTTCGTAATTAACGACAGAAAACAGCTGCCGAAGGGTCTCGGCGTCGTCTTGAGCTTCGTAGTTGATATAGATATTTAGTTGAACGTCAGCTTCAAACTCCGCGTAGTTATAGGCAAGCTGCAATAAATTTTGTACGCGCTGCATCGGGTTATGCGCAGCGACAGCAACCCAGAGCTTTGGTTTCATCAGTACTCGATTGTGAACTGACCGCGACGCTGCAGGAACGCAATTAGCCATGTATAAGCGTCCAGCATGTCGTCGTGGGCGGTACTGCCG